CTTAAGGATGGAGATAATGTCGTCCCTGGTGAGTTTTCACTTGGAGTTGATATTCCATATGTGAAACTGTCATCCATTACTGTTGGTTCAACAGTTGATGAGTTTGTTGGATATGAGGTGGTGGGCGTCACCTCTGGAGTGACTGCAACAGTATATTTCGCAACTGCTAAGACTGATACAGACGACTCTACTTTATTCCTGAAGTATGAGTCATCAGGAAGCACCTCTGAGTTTTCTACATTTATTGAAGGTGAAATTCTAGAATCAACTCACCCTAACTTCTACACCGCAACAGTGGGTGTTAGTGATATTGCCAAGCCAATCACCTCCCCTGCATTAGGACAGGGTTCACTGTTTACTGTGTCTGGTGGTTCTTATTTCATCAACGGATTCATCATCCGTAATGATGCTCAGACTATTGAATTAGACAAATACAGCACCAAACCAACCTATGAGGTGGGATTCTTGGTGAAAGAGGAGCTTATCACCTCTTCTGATGACTCATCTCTCCTTGATAATTCACAGGGCTCATCAAACTTTGCTGCTCCTGGTGCAGATAGACTTAAAATTAGTTTAGAGCTTTATAAAAGGAATCCAGGCAACTCAGACCCCAACTTCATTCGGCTTATCAGTGTCCAGGACGGTAACATCCTCGGTAAGCCAGATCAGGGAATCAAATGGGACTGGTTGTATGATGTTCTTGCTAAAAGGACTTATGATGAGTCCGGTGACTACATCGTTCAGGACTTTTCGATTGATAAGCTTGAATATTGGAACGATGCTAAAGTAGATGGCGTCTTCTCTGCAGATGAGCAGACAGACCTCTATCCTGCAGTTCCAGGTTCTGATGAAAGACTAGAACTGACATACAATCAAGCTGATGCCAAGTATGCACTGAAAGTTGGCGCAGGTAGAGCATATGTTCAAGGTTACCAAGTAGGATATAACCAGCCCTTATATGTTTATGGAGATAAGCCAAGAGGTGTTAACTATAATCAAAACACCCTAACACAAATCAGCGACGGTCCTAACATTGCAGTTACTAATGTTTATGGAACTCCAGACTTCCAGAACATCGATGGTGATGGCTTAGCTGATGCGTTTGAGGATGTCATCCTTTATAGAAACTTTATTGATGGTTATGTTGGACAGTCCGTCGACGCCAATAACCGTCCACTGAACTCTGGTAATAGTCCCTGGACCACTTATCACATTATCGCTGATGGTGTGATTGGTAGTATCGGACAGCATCCAGCAGATGCAGTTGTTTATAACGAAGGCGTGAGTGCGGTTATCACATCTGGTACTCCAATCTACAGAGGAGACGCAATTGGTGGAGCAGAGGTTCTCGTATCTTATGAGATTGACCCAGTTCCCTCTGGAGTTATGAAACCCCGTTATCTTACTCCTAGCAGTCGAGTAGATAACCAAAATGGTAAGTTCGGTTACAACTCAACCTACAAGTTGGGTATGATGACCTCAACTTACTTCACTGAGTTGTATTGTGTTCCAACTAACGATGCAACCACAGACTGGGTGGTTGGAGATTTGGTGTATGGAGAAGAGTCGGGAGCTATTGCCATTGTTGAGGAAGGTTCTAGAGCAACTTTCGTTCTTCTTGTTTCTAATGTGATTGGTGAGTTTATTCCTGGTGAAGAAGTTTATCAGGGCAATAAAACTTCTAGAATCCTTAAGGAGAGTGAGGTTTACTCCTTTAACTTCCCTAATCCAGGTGATCTGAGTGCAGTCGCTAGTATTACAGTGTCTGCCTTAGGTTCCGAGATTACTCTGGGAGCAAGTGAGTTTGTTTATGACGCAGTAAGAAAGACCATCTCCCCTTCAGACTTAGGTCGTGAGAAGCTTCTTAACTTCCCTTATCCCGAAGGTTCATCTCTCAATAAGAGAATTGATTATCAGGTAGAGACTGATAATGGAATTAATGGTTATGCGGTTCTCTTGGATGCCAGAATCACTAACACGCTCTCCAAGACGAAGTCAGCATTCTCTAATCTGGCAGACACCAACGACTTCTCCTGTGACATCTCAATCGAGAATAATGTTGACAGTGAGGTTATTGATGTTGCTAATCGTTCCCTCTTCTCAGGTGACCAGAATAATAACTTCGTATCCTGCGATAACCTGACTGGTGATGCCACCGATCAGCTAACTGCGGGTGATCTGGTTAACTTTGTCGATGATAATGGCAATTCGATCTCGAAGGTCGTGCTGTTTGCCACTAGACCTGTTGGTTATGGTGAACTGAGAAATAAGTCTAAGATTTACTTCACTACGGCACTGACTGCTGATGTAACAGGCAAGACAGTCCAAAGGGTTCGTGTTGTATCTAAAGGAACCCCAAGTGAGACTCTGGTCTTCCAGTTGCCTCGTAGAATCGTATCTTCTCTTGAGTCTGACCCAGATTCAACCAGAATCTCTTATCAGGTAATGAGAGAGCACATTCTTACAGTCAATTCTGGTTCAACAAGCTTTACCCTGACGACAAACAAGCCTAACGAGGTTTATGTCTCAGACCCAAGCAAGACAATCATTAGTGTCTCTAAGAACATCTCCTCTCCTGGTGATCCATTGGAACTGGAAGGAGTTGACCTTACTGCAATGATCACACTGACCGACCAAGGCAGAAAGGCAGAATACACCTTTACGAATGGGTTCGTTCTTCCTGACACAGTCAACCTCAAGGTGATGGCACCAATTTATGTTAATAATGCCTCAGCCAAGAGAAAGAATTATATTGAGAAGTTTACATTAGTCGTTCCTGCTGCGGAAGCCGCAAGTAAGATTATCTCACTTGCTAAAGCTGACATCTTTGCTCTTCACTCAGTGGAGATGCTGGATCCAGGTAACCCTTCTATTGATATCACTGACAATTACAACTATGATAATGGACAGAGAGACAATGTATATCAGCTAGGTCGTCTTATTCTGAAGCCTGGTGCTCCTCTGGCTGATGAACAGCTAACAATTACTTTTGATTACTTTGAGCACACCAATGAAGGTGACTTCTTCAGTGTTGACTCTTATACTCACGATGACGGAATCAACTATAACCAGATTCCAAATTACAACCCAACTTCGACGATTCCAGCTAATAACGCCAACTCGTCACTGATTCGTCTTGGTGATGCAATTGACTTCCGTCCTATCGTCAATACTGATGGAGTTAATGCAACTGTTCTTCCAACTATCACAGATGGCAAGTCTCAGATTGGCTCGGTGAACTTTGACGGTTCTAACTCAGTGAACACAGGAAACGCCTTTGTTCCTCGTATTCCTATTTCGTCTACTCAGTTCCAAGCTGACATCGAATACTATCTACCTAAGGTCGACTCACTGTTCCTTGGTAAGGATGGTTCACTCAACCTGATTCCAGGTGAGCCAGCTGATAATCCCCTCCCACCACCAGATCTGGCAAGTGGTATCCGTCTTTATGACATCTACCTGCCTCCTTATACCTTCTCTATCAAGAACTCCAGGATTCGGAAGTTCAACTATAAAGTTTATAGGATGAAGGACATCGGTGATATCAATCGCCGTATCGATCGTATTGAGGAACTGGTAACTCTGTCACTCCTCGAACAGTCAGCAATCAATATGAGCGTCAGAGACGCCGTGACTGGTCTGGAGAGATATAAGAACGGTATCGTTGTTGACCCATTCAGGGATCACATCAAAGGTGAAATCAACTCCACACAGTACAGAAACTCAATCGATAATGTCCATACTCATCTGAGAGCGGCACATTACACTGACCAGGTAGAACTTGAGGAAGTATCTAACACAGACCTTCAGAAAGAGGGAATGGGATACTCACAGATGAACGGTATCATCACTTGTGCTTATGAGAGCACCAGAGTTATCCAGAACCCACTGGCAACCAGGTTTATCAACCTTCAGCCTTACTCAGTCTTCACTTATGATGGCAACCTTGAGTTGACTCCATCCGTTGACACCTGGCAGGTCACTAACAGACTTCCTGACTTGGTGATTGAAGATAATAACCTCTTCAATGCTTTCGTAGGCTTCTCTGATGAGATGGCTGAGTCTGGTATCGGTACTCAATGGGGTGACTGGGAGACCACAGGTTCTTCCTCCACTACCAATGAGGTTCGTATTGGTAACACTGAGAACAACCCTAACGCCACTCAGAATGCTCTTAACACCTTAAGACTGAATGGCACTCCAATTGATACTCGCCCTGAACTTCTGAATGAAGGTGGTCGTCAACTGGTTGATAACGGTGGGGTTCCACCAATCGTGGTTCGTAACACCACCACCTCCACCAATCAGATGCGTGAGCAGTCAATGACTCGCATCGATGTGGGAACTGAGCGTATCGACAGAACCTCTTATGGTGACAGAGTGGTGGATGTGAAACTGGCGGACACGATGCGTGCCTTCCCAGTTATCTTCCAGGCTTATCGTTTGAAGCCTAACACTCGTTATTATGCCTTCTTTGATGACATTGAAGTGACTGACTGGTGTTCACCTGACACAATGTCAGATGCATTTGATGACGGACAGAGAAGATACACAGGAAGCGGCGGTTCAACGAACCAGGGCTTTGGTATCCCACTTATCTCCGATGATGTTGGTACTCTGACTGGTGTCTACCTTATTCCTAATGGTAGAGCTCCTGTTCCTAATGTTCCCTTCCGTTCAACGGCTGAGGTTGAGTATCAGGGTTCAGGTTCTACTAGAAGCTTCCATACTGGAACAAGACTACTTAAGTTTACCTCACATCCCAATAACTCCACAGACCTGTCTCAGGTGGAAGGATTTGCAGAAGCTAACTTCTACGCACAGGGTGTGTTGATGGATAAGCAAGAAACCATCGTCGCAACAAGAATCCCAAGCTTCGGACACACAACAACAGTTGTGGCATCTGAAACAAGAGTTCAGACATCCACATCTCAAGCAGCGAGCTACTTTGACCCTGTTGCTCAGTCGTTCCTAATTGATAAGAATCACACAGAAGGTGTATTTGTTACTGAACTGGACATCTTCTTCAAGACTAAGGACAATAACCAACCTGTCGAGGCTTATCTGGTTTCCACTGATGGTCAGGTTCCAACAGAAACAATTCTGCCACACTCAAGAGTGGTTCTAAACTCTGACACCATTCTAAGAGTTGTTAGTGAACTGGGTGGCAATGGATTTGATTCTACCTCCATTCCAGCAGGAACAGTGATTACTGGTGCCACATCTGGAGCAACCGGCATCGTCAAGTCGACGAGTGTGTTTGAGTCCTCTGTTGATAACCCAATCAGTAATGTTGAGAACAAAGTAACCAACCTCATCCTTAGTAACTACAATGGTGAGTTTATTGCTGGTGAAGGGTTCACCACTAACATTCGCCCAGAACCTCTGGTTACCTACACCATCGCACCAAATGAAATCTTGGTGACGAGAGTGGATGCCGCAGACCTAGGTTCGGGTTATGCAACTGACGCCACCGTTCAATTCTCGAACCCAGAGCTTCCGGGTGGTAGAACGGCAACGGCAACATGTGAGGTTGGACCAGGCGGTGAAATCTTTAACATTGTTATTACTGACAGAGGCACAGGATACATCAACATTCCATCAGCAGTTGTCAACAGCTCGGCTGGTTCTGGGGCTGAGTTGAAGGTAAGAGCGATGGACGGCACTAAGTCCGTATCAATGGGTGTTTGCACCTCTGAGGACGCCACAGCCTCCACTAAGTTTAGATTCAGAGCTCCTGTCTACCTGCTGGGTGACACGAACTACGCTTTCGTTGTGAAGGCACCAACTTCCCTTCAGTATAACATCTGGACTTCTAAGTTGGGTGAGAATCTGGTGGGCACAAACACCAGACTTTCAGAGCAGCCCAATATGGGTTCCTTGTTTATGTCCCAGAATGGCGGACTGTGGACTGAGGACCAGACACAGGATGTTACCTTCAGACTGTGGAGAGCAAACTTCTCGACCAACACGGACGCAACAGTGGTACTTCAGAATGCACCACTTGCTCAGAGAGTGGTCGGAAAGGACCCAATCGAAACCAATAACACTCCAATCACAGACCCAACATCCACTGTGTTCGGCGACAATCCTAAGATTGTTCGTGTGTTCCATTACAACCACGGTTTAGCACCTGATGACTTGGTTCACATCTCTGGTGTGGTTGGTGAGCCAGGCGGCGTACCTAATGCAGAAATCAACACTCTTCATACAGTGATTCGTTCCACAATGAACACTTTCACTGTAGAGGTTCCAACTGCAGCGACTAAGTCTGGCAGAGGAGGAGGTAACAACGGTCGGATGTCTTATAACAGACCTTTCGAGGTACTGAATGTGACAGCTGGAGCAATGAGATTCGGCACTAGCAGAATCCGCATCCAGAACAGAGCTACAGAGTGTGCTGGACTGAGTGCTTACAACCAGCCTTTCCAATACAGATTCGGTGCTCCACAGGACATCAACCTTTTAGAGTCCTTCTATTATCCTGGTGCCAAGCAGGTAGCTAACTATCTGAACGAAGCCAAGTACAACGGACCTCTTTATCTACAAGATAGGAAGTCGATGGAAACCACCATCACGATGTCCACCACAAACTCTAAGGTATCTCCAGTCCTTGACATCGACAGAACAAACGCCACGGTTGTTCGTAACCTTATTGATAACCCACAACCTGACGACCCCAACTTCGGTGTGAGCGGCAGGACCATCACATTTAACGCCCCATTGACAGCAGGGGTGGTAGAAGGTCAGTCAATCGATATCGACGGCGATAAGTTCAATGTCGAATACTATAACGCTACTACCAAGAAACTCAGAGTTAGTGGACTGAAAACATCTAACCTAGTTGC